TTCCGCCAACTGGTAATCATTATAGCCCTCTTTATCTCTGTAAAGGATGGCAGGGTTTTGCCAGCCTATGCCGTCCAAGTTTATACAGTAATAGGCATGCTTTGGCTTTTTTAATGTGTGAAACTTGGAACCCTCCAAGCCCACCTCCTCTCCGTCGGTGATCAAAAACCTGAGCTTGAAGGGAATGTTGTAATTCTCTCTCAGCTCTTCGTAAAGATAGGGCAAAAGCAAAGATGCCAAGCCGTTATCTATGGCACCTTGGGTTTTTGGCTTTGTGTCCATGTGGGCTACTATATAGACCACCGGACCTCTGCCCAGTTCAAACACAAGGTTGCTGAGCTTTAGCTCTTCCTCTCGGACCTCCACCTTTAACTTGATGTAAAAGTCCTTTACCTTTGGAAGGTCGCTCCTTTTGATGCAAACAACAGCCATCTCTTCTTCTGTGATGCCATAAAAGACCTGGTCTAACTCCTTTAGATAGCAAACTACTGCCTTTATGTTCTTGGCCTTCAAAGCGTTCCAATCTATACCCTTGGCGGTCTGCAGTGCAATGTCACCCTCTATGAAATCTTCTTTCAAATATCCTTCAAAGCTTCCGCCTATGCTATCCACAAAAGGAAAGGCTTGAATTTTTCTTCCCTCCACCTCCAAGCTGGCACCAATAGGAACACGCTTTTTTACACTGAAAGGCTCCTCCCAAAAGGGGATGGATTTTTCTCTAAGGAGGTTTTTCAAAAACCTCTTTGCTTCCCTGTGGCCGTTGGTGTTGGGGAATCGGTTTAAAGTTAGGTATTCATAAGCCCTCTCCGTAAGCTCTCTGTAGGTTTTACTTTTCATAAACGGGCGTTAGCCATCCCTTGTATCTTTCTATCTTTCCTCTTACTGCGTTAAAGTATAGCTCCTGAAGTTCCCTTGTGATAGGTCCCACCTCTCCACCGTTGATTTTACGATCATCCACCTCCACCACGGGCGTGATCTCTGCGGCGGTACCCGTTAGGAATATTTCGTCGGCCACGTAAAGCTCACTCCTTGCCACCGGTCTTTCCTCCACTTCCAGCATAAGCTCGTTTTTTGCCAGCTTTATAACTGCAGCGCGGGTTATGCCCTCAAGTATATGCTCCGAATAGGAGGGTGTAATGAGCTTTTTATTCCTAACCAAGAATATGTTCTCTCCAGAGCCTTCAGCCACAAAACCGTTTTGATTTAGCAATATAGCTTCATCATACCCAGAAAGCAGAGCTTCTGTCTTAGCCAGTGCACTGTTCACGTAAGCGCCTGAAACCTTCCACCGGGAGGGAATGGAGTTGTCATCGTTCCTACGCCAAGAGGAAACTTTAACCCTTGCACCTTTGGAGGTATCCAAATATCTGCCAAACCTGTACAGGTAGATGGCTACAGTGGGTGTAAAGCCCGTAAGCTTGGGTGTGAGGGCAAGGTCTTTAAAGTATGCGATGGGTCTTATATAGACATCTTCTCTTATTTGGCTCTTGATGAGGATTTCCTTTGTAATGTTTATAAGGTCATCCACTGTGTATTTAAGCTCCATAAACATTGCCCTGCAGTTATCTATCATCCGCTGGTAGTGCTCCCTTGCAAAGAGGATATAAAGCTGTTCTTCTTCTTCGTTCCAATAAGCCCTTATGCCTTCAAAGACGCAGGTGCCATAATGAAAGGAGTTCGTCTTTATGCTTAGCTTTGCTTCCTCTACGGGGACTATTTGGTCTTCAAAGAAAGCGTATTCCATGGCATTTTATTATAAGGTATATCCAGTTTTAGTTTGTTATCTTTACTCCTTACTCCTTGCTTTTTATCCTTTCTCTTAGCACCAAGCCAAGCACCAAGCTAAAGCTTGGATGTAAGATAGACCCGCACCCACCCACCGCACCATAACCAAGCTTTTGGTTGTAAGATAGACCAAACCCTTGCTTGGCTTGATAGCTTAGCACCCTAACCCACCCCACCCGATGTTAATATAATGCGTATTATATTAACACCCAGCACCTAACCTTTGCCCCCGCACCACCTTATCCTTGCTTAGCACCATTGCTTTGCACCTTACAGGACACCACACAGGACACCAAACCTTTGCACCCTTGCTTTGCACCATACAGAACACCCCGCCCCCGCACCGCAAAGATGCGTAAAATCGTTGAAAATCAAGCACTTGCTTGATGTTGGCAAAGCGTTGAAAATCAAAGGTTTTTCAGACACCGAAAAGCCACCGAAAAGCTACCGAAAAGCTACCGAAAAGGATACCGAAAAGCATCAAACCGTTGAAAATCAAGCACTTGCTGAAATTTTTTCGGTTTTTCGGTTTTTCTACCCAAACATACCCCAAGACCCACCCCCACCCCGTTGGCACGATTTTTGCATGCCACCCGCCCGTTTTTTCTATACATTTCTCTATCACCGAAAAAACCGAAAAACAAAAAACAAAAAACAAAGAAAAACATTGAGAGAGTAAGGTTTGAATGCTTTTCGTTTTTCTTTTCGGTTTCTTTTCTGTAGCTTTTCGGTTTTTTGACAAACTATAAAAACTATGTTATAACAAAGCCCCGCCAAGCCCCCACCCTTGCCCCGCCTACCCCGTCGTTTTAACAGCAATGTTATCAAAAGTTTTAACAGCAGTATTATAAAGCTTAGCGATAGCTACACAACTGAGAACTGTTTGCAGTAGCCAAAAGCCTCGCAAGTAGAAATCTTTTGCAGTTGCAAATTGTTTGCAGTTAAAAACAGTTTGCAGTTGTAAAGTCTTTGCAATAGTCAATAACCTCTCAAGTGGGAACCGCTTGCAGTTGCAAAACATCTGTAATTGCAAAAGTTTCTCAAGTGAGAACTGCTTGCAGTTGAGAATTATTTGTATTTGAAATTGAAATTCAATCTCAAAATGCAAAATGAAAACGGAATTGAGACGCAATTTCAAAATGTTTTCAGATAAAAAGATTTTATGACCCTTAAGTCAAAAAAGAAAAGCATAAAGAGATTTTATGATGTAAAAATCAGAAATGTGAAGCATAAAGAGATTTTCATATAAAAAGATTTTATGACCTTTAAGTCAAAAAATGTTTATGGTTTTGTCTTTGTTTATGCAAAGAGATATTAAAACTTTGCATGTGAAATTTAACATCACGGAGTATGTAAAAAGCATTGAAATGCAAGGACTTTCATGATGTGGTGTTAAAATTAACATGGTGCGGGGTTTGTGGTTTTGTATAAAAGGAATTGACAAACTAAAAAATTTGTGATATAATAATACCTATCTAAAACCCTTAAGGAGGTGTTGCTATGAGGCTAATTAGCGTTGAGCTGTTGGTGCAAGCAATAAGAGAGCAGGGTATTGATGCCATTTTTGAAAAGTTGGAGGCTCTGTTTTATACAGAGTCTTTGGCGTTTATTAATTCAGATGGAGGAGTTGTTTTTAGACCATACGACCCCGAGGAATTGTATGAATATTTAGAAATTCTGAATGAAAAGGAGGTAGAGCTATGAGAAAATATTTGAAAGAAATAGAGATAAGGAGTATAAAGCTATTTGACGCTGGAATAATTAGCATACTTCTTTTTGATGATTATAGCAGCATTTCTTTAGCTCTCTAAAATTAAACCACAAGGCAAGGCATTTAAGCCTCGCCTTTTTCTTTTTACCTTGCAAGTAAGTAAATACTCACTTACCAAAGCATGGCGTGGCGTGTGAGTGAGTGTTTATTTACAAGGTGTAGCATGTGAGTGAGTGTTTATTTACAAGGTGTGGCGGTTCTCAAGCGGGGCACGAGGCACCGCAACCGAAAACGGCCACAGCGGGGGCGGGGTGGGCTTATCGTTGTTCCTACAGAAGTTCTTTTCCTACTGGGCAACCCACTTGACTTTTGCCTTGTTTTGTGGTATAATATCACAAAACCTTAAGGAGGCGTTATTGTGATTTTAGGACAAACACCGAAATACGACAGAAACGACTTGAGAAGCATTATAAAAGCTCTAATTGAAGAACTAAGGCTTCTCGGAAACTACAGATACAAAATACCGAGCGAAAATGCAAGCGAAGAAGAACTTATTTCTTTATACAATGAACTCAGACACAAACTCTTGGAAGAAGCTGTTGGCGTAATGCATAGTTATGTTTGTCAGTTTCCGTATGACGATTTATTTACAGATGAAGAGAGCATGCTTAGATATTTGCTTAAACTTTTTGAAACAAAGTCTTGACTTTTATCTCGTTTTATGGTATAATACTACAAAACCTTAAGGAGGTATAACCATGCAACACAAAATCTACTTATCCAACGCATTTAGCCTCAACATGCTAAGTTTTAACCCTAACGCCCCAGCACCAGTCAGACTGTTCGTCAGACCAATTGACCTTCAGCGGGTTAAGTCTTTGCTTAAACTCGGTTTTGAAAGTGCGGTTGGGCATCAAAGCACCGCAGAAATTCTTTCAGCTTTACTCGGCATTGAGGTTCCAACTAACAGAACCGCAATTAAGCTTCAATCTGGAGACACTTTGATTGTCTTTCAGTTAGGCGTGAGGCTTCAAGAAGGACAAGTGCTAAGCAAAGAAGAAATGCTTGACTTGTATAACAAAGGACAAGCAAGTTTTGTTGCGGTTGAAATAGCATGAACTATTAAACAGCGGAGGTGGTGTGATGGAGTTAGTCAAGATTATACCAGACGAAATGCAGTTCCCTTCAATTTATGACTTTACTTTCATCTTGTTTGGCAACAATGGAGAGATACGCATTCATGTGCGTCTGTTTGATGAGGAAGCAGTAAAACACTCAAAGTATGATTTGGTGGATGCATTAGAACCAAAACTTTTGGCACGGTTTAAGTGGTATCACAAGCATCTTGAAACAACTCTTGTTGAAGAATACTATCAACTTGACTTTGACCAAGAAACTGTAGCTTTGCAAAGAGTGTATGAGGAATAGAAAAGACACCAGACTGTATAGCAATTTTTACCGATGGAGAAAAGAAGTTTTGGTTGCCTTTTAGAAAGAACGAAAGGTTCCGTTTCCTGACTTTTGACGAGGTTGAAAGGCGTATCGCAAAAGAAGTGTATTATAATACTAAGCAGATTTTGTTCGTTGATAAAGAAATGTTTGGTAAGGAGGTGTGAGCCATGTTAGTGAGGCTTTACAAATCACAGCTTGCAGATGCTTTACAAACTGTAGCCAAAGCTGTTGAGAGAAAAGCATCAGCTTTTTACTTGCAAGCAGTCAAGCTAACTTTTGAGAAGGACTATCTGACAATGCAGGCTACGAATATGGAGCGATTTTTGACTGTGAAGGTGCCGTTGGAACCTGTCGGGTTATTCCTTGAACCCAAGACGGTGTATGTTGATAGTGTGAAGTTTGCAAAGTTTGTGAAGGAGTTGGATGAAGAAATACTTCTTGCACCAGAGGACACAGAACTTGAAGTGAAGTCAGGCAGAACTAAGGCAAAGTTTTTGGTGATAGGTGATGCGGAATTACCAGAATTTCCAGAACCAGTTTATGACATTGAGTTTGACGCAAAACTACTTCTTGATGCAATAGAGAGAGTAGGTTTTGCGATACACAAAGAATACGATAATTTGAAGTGCTTATTAATTGACGGCAAAGGAGACAACATAAACTTTGTGGGTTCTGATGGGCATAGACTTGTGATTTACAAGTATCCGATGAGTTTTGACAAGCGGTTTAGGTTGCATGTAAGTGGTTTGGTTGTGCTTAAAGACTTGCTTGATGAGACGGATGTTGTTAAGCTTGGTGCAACTGAAAGTATGACATTTGTAGCAACGGAACTGTGGGAACTGGCTTTGAGAAATACAGAAGATGAATATCCAGACTACGAAGCAGTGATACCTTCTGATTATACTTGCAAAGCAGTATTTGATGCTGATGATATGGAGAAGGAGTTAAGGAAACTTTTGGTGTTTGGTAAAGATGCGATAGGTGTTGAAATGCTTGTAGGCGGTGAGGAGATAGTAATGAAGACGCAAAGCCCAGATTACGGTGAAATTGAGGTAAAAGTTCCAACAGAAGAAGTGTCTGGTGAAATGCATATAGCATTTAACGGTAAATACCTCAAAGAGTTCATTGACAATGCAGATGGTAAAGTAGAGATGAAGCTTGTGGATGCGGAAAGTCCGATGGTGTTTGAAAATGGTGAGAATTACTTGTATGTGTTGATGCCGATGAGGTTGTGATGTATTGTTTTTCTCTCTTTTTGTTTTATATTTAAAAGTATGGCGAGGAAGAAAAAGTGGATACAAGAGGCTATTAAAAACCCAGGTGCTTTTACTGAATGGTGCAGAAGGCAAGGCTATGAAGGTGCAACAAAAGAATGTATTGAAGAAGGCAAACGCAGTTCAAACCCTACCACACGGCGTCGGGCTCACTTAGCTGAAACTCTCAGAAAGCTTTCTAAGAAACGCAAGAAAGGATAAACTGTTTAGCTTGCTCGGTGTCTGAGAATAACCTTGCTTTGTCTGAAGCTAAAGCGTAAAGATGGTATAACTTCATTATGCGTTTTGCGGTTTCTTTGTCTAAGTTTGGTCTGCGTTGTGAAATTACATCAAGCGGTGCAGTTAGAACTATAACTAAATCAGGTTTGGCACATTTTTTGCAGTGTTGAAGATAGTCTTCGTAAGATAGGTCTTTTTTGATAATCACATTGTAAATCAGGGTGCTTAAAGTGTAGCGGTCAAGTAAAACTATTTCGTTTTGCCACTTGTTGAGAAGCCATTGACCCGTTGTTTCTCTCCAGTGGAGTAAGTCTTTGATATTTTGCACGAGACTGCGAGGTTCCTTGTAAATTTTGAAGTTGTAGTGCTTTTTTAGTTCTTCTATAAGCGTGGTTTTGCCTGCACCATTTGCCCCTTCCAAAACTACCAACATGGTATATATTATATAGTATGGCTTACATAAGAAGACCGTTTGACCCATTAACACCAACACCAAACCAAGTAGTAAATGAATTAAACCAAGCGAACGAGAATTTTGATATACTGGCACAGGCTTTTGTGAATGATAATCCAGAGACTTTTAAAGTAAAAAATGCCTTGAATTCTGATAATGCTGTGAATTCTGATACTGTAGATGGCTTTCACGCAAGTCCAACTCCTGCACCGAATGTGATAGTGCCTCTCAATGCGGACGGAATACTGGATTTGAGTGCGACTTATGTGAAGAGTAATGTTTATACATTTCGCAGAGTTGATTTAACTAATGCGACGAGTGATTATTTGTTGCGGGTGGGAGAGGAGGCTTATATAAGTTTTAGTAATACTACGAGTGTGCCCTTGCGAATAGCGACAAACACTAATTGTATTTATGAAATATTTTTACAATTTACTGTAAATTTAACAAACAACGTTGTTTTTACTTATTTAAATCCTAATAATACAACTTATGCATCGTCTTTTAGCCATTGTTCAGTTTATTGGAATTCGTTAGGAGATGGTAACTGGGTTTCATATACAACATCAGATAATGCATTTAAAATTTTCAGCCAAACACCACATACTTACATGATTTTAGAAACATTTAGAAGAACAATAAAAGGAATAATATCTTATGAATTTGGGGACACTAATATAGGATATGGTATATTTACTTCAAAATGGCGAGATTTGGCAACAGCTTGGGTTTCTTTAGGGACTTTTACTTTTCCTCAAGCAATGAGTGGAGTTATTTTAGTTAGGAGGTTAGTATGATGAAAGTTTATGCCTTTATTCACCCAGACTTGCAAACTCTTTGTTGTGCTTTACTACCTGAAGCAGTTCCCGAAGGTGTTGAAGCTATTGAACTTGAAGTAGAAAGTCCTGATGATGTTATTCTTGACAACGAACAAATCAGACTAAAAACAGAAGCAGAAAAACTCGCAGAAGAGAAACAGAGGAAACTCACAGAACTGAAAAACTATGTTGCAAGCTTGCTTGAACAGACTGACTATGTAATCATGAAAATTGCAGAAGCACAAGTACTTGGAGACACGAATGAAGTAGAAAGATTAAAACAAAAATACGCAACACAACTCCAACAGAGAAAAGCGATACGGCAATGGAACGAACAAATGAAGCAAGCGATAGGAAACGCAAAGACTTTAGAAGAACTGAGAAGCTTAGAGATTAAGTGGAATGGTTAAGTCTTGGCTTTTTGTAAGTGTGATAACAGTTTTGCTGTTGTTTGGTTTGTGGTTTTACGAACGCAAGACGCATTTTCAAACGATGAATAAGCTTGCTATATGCAGAGCAGAACTTCAAGCTACGCAGGAAAACCTACTCAAATACACACAACTATACAAAGACCTAAAGAATAAATGCGAACTGGATAAAAAGCAAATTGAACAGAAATACTCCGCACTCTTGAAGAAATCGCTTGAACCTACGCCTCAAATTCAGATACCAAAGACTGAAGATGAATGTCAAGCTTTGAAGGAGATGATAGATGAGGCGTCTTCTTATTTTAGCAAGTAGTTTCACAGTTTTTGCTTGTGCAACGAAACCTCAGATAGTGGAAAAGGAAGTGTTTGTGCGGTGTCCAGTGCCTGATGTTCCCAAGACAGAAAGACCAGTAATTAAGCAAGATATGACTTATCCAGAAAAACTAAAAACTTTGTTAGACTACATGTTCAAGCTTGAAAGAGAAAACGAACTATTGAGAAGCATTTTAGATACTTGCAGATAAAACAGGATTGCTTTAAAATAGTCTGAAAGGAGGTAAAAACATGCTCGGGCTACTTGAAACACTACTTGATGAAAATGTTTTAATTTTTGAAGAAGACTTAAAGAAGATTGACACTTTGCTCAGAGACTATCCAGACCTTATTACAGACATAATCAAAGTGCATAGTTTTGCCAAAGACAATGAAGATGTTATAATAGCTGAATACATTTACCCAACAGAAGACAACAAACTCATCTACGAACTCGGCACATTTGGTGTAGAAGAAGCAGTGCGTTTGTCTATGGCAATTGACATGCTTGGGATTAGGTCTAAAAATCTTATTGTTAGTATAGCATATCCAAAGGAGGATATAGAAGATGAAGGCGATTAAAGATTTTCTTACTTATTATTGGTTCGTAGTTCTATTTTTGCCACTTGCTTTGTATTTTTACTATGCAAACGCATTTGACCCGCAACTGATACCAGACCTTGTATTTCGCAAGCTGTCTATAGCTTTGGCAAGTCTTGGGCTTGGTTATTTAGCGAGGCGGTTGGTAATAGGCAAAATTGATTGGCAAGGAGTGTGGCAATATGTTTATGCGATTGTTCTTCAGCTTATTGTTGCTTTGGCATTTATCTTTGGCTAACCCACTTGAGACCTGCATACGCATTGCAGATAAAACTAAGCTTGCTACCGCACGGTATTTTGCCTCAGATTTTCCGTATTGGTATAACATAGGCTTAGCACATACAGAGACAAAATGCCGATTTGTTATAAGTAAAGATGGATACGGTTCTGTAGGCTACTTTCAACTCACACCGAAATTTTTAGACCCAACACTCAGACCTTACTTTCCAAAATACACAGAAAACCACTTAGACCACTTTTATGCCTTTGCGTATTATTTACGCAGTTTATACAAAGAACCTCTTTGGATAATGTATCAGAGGTATAATGGCGGTGATTTGGTTTTACGAGAATGTAGCAGGGCTAACAGTATGCGGTGGGAAGATTGCAAAGCACAATGCAAACGAAAAGATGTGTGCGTGTGGTTTGATGGTTTGACTTGTAAGCAATACAGAAATGCTTGCGATATAAACTACAGCTATTCCAAGAAAGTCTATCAAAACGGGCAATACTACCGCACTGGAGAGGATAAACTGAAATTTTGGTAAGGTTGTGTTATATTTATTTGTATGATTGTTTTGAATGATTACACCAACACACCATTCACTGCTGAAGAGGGTGAGTTAGAAAATTTTGCAGTAAGTATATACAACGAACTAAAAAGTTTGAATGAACCTCGTCATACGAAAGTCCGAGATTACATCAGAGAACTTAACGGAAATTCGGCAATTACAGAACCTGAACTGGATTGGCAAAGCAATATCAAGTCAAGTCTTTTCTTTCAAAAACTCGCATTTGCTTATTACTACTTCCGCTCTCTTGTAGATAGAGCAAGTAAAAACTTGCTTACTTTCTATGCATCAGACCCATACAGCAAAATGCCGTCTATTTTGAAGAAATGCTATGACCTTGCTATATACAAGTCCGATTTCTTTCAAGAGGTAGGACTTACATTGTTCTACGGTCTTTTGTCTGGACACCTTGCTTTGCTTATAGATACAGACCTTGAGATAGACCAGTTTGGTGAGGTTGAGAAAAAACTTATAGTAAAAGCTTTGCATCCACTGGATTTTTATGTTTCAAACGATGGTTCTTTTTACGCATATGATGTGTATGTTCCTTTTGAGAAAGCTTATAGGCTTCAAAAGTTCTGGATGATACAACCAGAGAAACTTGAACCTTATAACATATCCACATCAAAAGAAACAGTAGAGTATCTGGTAAAAAGTTCCCGCAAGCGAGCTTTTGTAAAGCTTACTTACATATACGGGCGGTATGTCAATAACGATGTAGTATCTACACCAATCAAGATAACTCTTTTGAACGATACTAAGCTTGTTGATGTAGAACAAATCAATCATGCAGACAATCTGATGCCAATTGTTCATACTTATTTCTATGCCTCTGACTTTCAACTAAGCTATGCAGACTTGATATGGGACTATTACAAAGAAGATACAAGACTTTTGCGGTCTTTCATTGATAGAGTTTTGCTTAGCACAGCAACAGCTTTTGAGATATACGTAGATGCTGTTAAACAAGAAGAGGATAAAGAAGAACTTGAAATAGCACCTTACATGGTGTTTAAAACAACTTCTCCTGACCAAGCAGTCAGAACATTCCAGCTTGCTTCAATAGACCCTAACGCATTACCGTTTAGGCAAATGATACTCATGGAAGTGCAAAATGTAAGTGCGATGTCTGAGATACTTGAAGGTAAGCCAACTTCAAAAGGCAGACCAACGGCAAAAGAGATACTTATTAAATCTCAACTGAACGCACAGTATGTAAATACTCTTATCAACAGAATTGAAGAAGAGTTTATTGCAAAGGCGGTTCGTAAGATGCTTGCGGTATTTATTCAAACATTTATAGATGAAATACCAGCAATGCTTACTCCAGAAGAGGCTCAAGAGTTTAATCTGCTTGTTAATAAAGCAATCATAGAAGACAAACCGAAATACTATTACATTGTCAAAAACATCTACAAAGGTATTACGATTAGAGTTGAAGGTCTAAGCGGTGTTGTAAGGCAGAAAGAGGAGCTTGAAAGCTTGTTATCAGTGCTTGAGTTGTTTAGTAATCTTGGTGCTTTGCCGTTCCTCAATGTGCCTATCATAGTTAAGAGAATAGCAGATATTATGCAACTACCTTCTGAGCTTGTGCGGATACCTACTCCAGAAGAAATGCAAGCGATGGCACAAGCACAAAAAGTCAAAGAAGAGAACATTAAGCAGTTTATCCAGCAAATCCTTTCTAACGAAGAAATGCTACAAAAAATTGTTCCTAAGTCTAAAGACCTTTTAACATATCTAAACCTTGCAATAGGAGGTAATAGCGATGCAGGTGAATGATTATCTGCTTGTAAGTGCGGTAGCGATTAATGTTGTGCTTTTGTTTGCTTTCGTTTTTGTGGTGTTTAAGCTGATAAAACTTCAAGCAAGGTTAGAACTTATGGAGACAAAGTTTGAAGTTCTGCATGAAAGCTTACAAGATTTGATGGAACGCATACGGAAAATTGACGATAAGATTAACATAATTAAAGAAATAGAACAGCTTGTAGAACGCATTCAGGTTAAGCGTGAAGAGGATAAAGACAAAATTAAACAATTTTTGATTAGGAAATTCAGCCATGATATGGCAGGATGATGCAATGACTTTTCAACAAGCTATGGAGAAAGAAACGAAGTTTATAAAGTTTGTCTTTCTGGACGGAGTGTATATAGGCAAGAAACTTGGAAACGAGTTGTTCTGTGATTTTCACCCGACGATTGAGACAGCAAAACTTTTGAAGCAAGTTATAAAGGTTTATAAACCAATTGTGGTGCCAGACCCTTACAAACCCACAAGAGAAGGCTTACTAACTAACACAGGACAATACATCTACTTTAGACAGTCAATTGTTTATTATGACGGCATCATTAGACCAGTTTTCTTTAGTAAGATGTATTCTTCTGACGTGTTTGATGTGCAACCTTTTTCACTGCTTGCAAGAGCTTGGAACGGCGAGTTTGATTTACAAACAGCACAGAAAAAATATTTGGAGGCAATAACGCCATGAGAGTGCTTGTGTTTGGAACAGGTATTGAGTTTAGTCATGTGCTTGGTTTAGCTACTGCAGGGCATGAGGTGTATTACTACACTGATTACATCTCTCCGTATCCGAGTTTTGACGATTTTGCTACAGGCTTTGGTTTTGAGAATATCAAAAAGGTGCATAATTTCTTTGCTTACATAGATAAAGTAGATAAGATTGTCAGCTTTGATGTGTATGGAGGAGACTTATTTTCGTTCTTAGCAAACAAAGGATACAAGACTTTTGGAGGTGGGATAGCTACGGAGCTTGAGCTGGACAGAAAATTTCTCAAGGTGATGTTAAAATCGGTTGATGTTCCTACTCCAGAATACAAGATTGTGCGAGGTTTTAAAAATATCAAACCACCTTGTGTTGTAAAACTTTCTATCTTTCGTGGTTCTGCGGAGACCTTCTTTATAAACAACGAGGCAGAGAAACGCAATTATGAAGCGAAACTGAGAAAAGAGTTTGGAGAGTTTCTTGATAAAATAGAGTTTATCGTAGAAGAACGACTTGAATTTGACGATAGATATGTTGAAGCTGGGATAGATGCGGTGTATGACTATGAGCAAGGTGGTTTTCTCTTCCCAATGCTTTGCGGAGTAGAGTATAAAAAAGGTGTGTATATTGGTAGAGTATGCAACAGCTTGTCCGAGTTGCCAAAACCATTACAAGAAACACTGATAAAGCTTGACCTAATTTTGAAAAAGTTCAAATATAAAGGTTTTATAAGCACAGAAGAGTTTATCAATACACGAGGCACAGACCACTACTTCCTTGACATTACTGTTCGTTCTCCTTACCCGCTTGGACTTGGTTATAGATACGCAATAACAAATTTTGCGGATGTAGTGCTAAATGGAGCAAGACCTATGTTTAGAGATAAGTTTTACGTGGCTGTGCCTCTAAAAATTGAAGAAGCTAAAGACTTTTTTGTTTATGTTGATACACCAGACCCAGAAAAGGACGCACGCTACAACTTTGAAGCTTTGATGAAAATAAAGGGCGAATATTACATACCCAAAGGTGAAGGTATTGAAGCGTGTATATGTGAGTGCTTTTCTTCCCTTGATGAGGTTAAAATTTTGAAAACTATGGAACAGCTGGTGAAGAAGGTTTCGGCTGTATCAAAGCAAGATGATTTGCCTAATTTACCCTTTGCTTTGCGGGAGGCAAAGAAGCTATGGAGATAATGAAATACACAAGGCTTGAAGAATTGTTAAAAGAGTATGAACAGATACAGTCTTTCAATCAAAGAAGTCTTGATATTATGTCTATTGAAGTTCAGTTTCAAGGCTACAAAAAACTGCTTGAGGAAATAGAACGAGAGAAACGCAACCTTGAAAAGCTTGAGAGACAAGCTGATGTGCTTGGTATCAAAAATCCAGTCAGAACGAAGAACGAAATAGCAACGGTGAAAGCGAAACTCCTTGAACTTGAAAAGTCCATCTACGATGCTTTTAAATCCTTCCGTGCAAAAGAAGAAACCGCACCAGCCACCGCAATACAGATTAACATTATGACCTCTTCTCCAGATAGACCCATTGTGGAGGAAGAGTAATGAGTGAAGTAAAACCGACGCTTGTTAGTATTAGTGTAGATGAAGCATTACTACCATTAAACTCTTGGTTAAGCAACTTTCCATCAGGCAAATGGATTGACGCTCAAAATAGAAACTGGTATTGGGTTATTGTGAATGTTGTTAGACTTGTATATGCTTATGAATACAGAGTAAAGTTTGATAATCCTGTAGAAAATGCCAAATTAACTTTTCCGTTTGTAGTGAAGACTTCAGACGAAGGTATTAAAAAAGTTTTCATTGATGGTGTAGAGTATCAAGTAAGAAGTAAAGAGAACTACGGTAATATGTTCATAGTGTCTGGGCAAGAGTTTAAGTTTAAGGTAGCAACGAAATACAAATTACACAAGCAAGCTGTTCCGATTTTAGCAGTTGAATATAAGCAAGCGGTTTTTAAGAGTGTGGAGTTTTCAGATTTAAACTACATCAGGTTAAGATATGCTTCTTCTGGTTTCAATGCAGTAAATAAGATAGCTACAGACTACACTACAACACAAAACGTTAGTGCAGAGTTCTTTGCTTCCAGCATTGTTCCAAGTATGTTTAGTAGTGTTAATAGCTTTTCTGTTCCAGTTATAGCTAACTGCAGAGACACATCTTGGGCAAGGTTTGGAGGTATATGGAGCTCATGCGACACATGGATGCCATTGACCTGACCAAACTACCGATTGTGAATATCAAAGGCGATGTGGTTTATTTGTCTGAAGAAGGTTTTGTTGTTTTTCCTCAGGTGGTGCGTCAAAGATATTTAGAAATAAGCACTTTACCAAACAACTTCGTAGAAGGTTTTGTTCTAAACGATAAAGTGTTTTTGGTTCTGAGTAGAAACACCTTATACGATGTTTTTTACAAAAACACTCTTAGAACATACATAAAATTTGCTGGTGTGGTAGTGTTTGGTGATGTTATTTTTTGTTTTGTAGATAACAACAAATGCTTGGTTATAAACACAGCAACAGATGAAGTTAAAACTATAACCATTTCAGAACCGTCAAATATTGTTTATGTCTATCAGTTATCAGCTTATCTCTTTGCAGTTATTACAACTCCTCCCACGACTGTTTATATATACAGCATGGATGATGCGGGACGAATTGCAACAGCAAACGATGGAGATGCTATAACTCTTCCAGCTTATACATACGGCGTGTTTGCTAATCCAAAAGTTAATCCGAGACTTGTAAAGAAAGACGACTTACTCTATCTCATTGGAGATGATGCTACCGTTTTGCTTAGCCTTCAAATCTCAGACCTAATCTACTTGCGAACCGAAGAAACTTTTTTACAAAAAGTTTGTCCGTTTCCAGAATTTGAAGAACAAGGAATTGAGTTTGTAAGAGAAATGCAGAACTTCTACTTGTTTAGAAATTCGCTGTTCAACAACTTAGTGTGGTTTAGCAAAGGCAACAAGCGGATTTACTTTTCAACAAATTACTTGTATTTGTCTCAGTATCATGTAGTATATGACAGAAACCTTTACACACTACAAGATACAATAGACCCAGACAAGCCACATATTCCACTACAGAAAGAATTTACAGTGAAGTTTAAGAAAAACTGGTTGAACGGCATAAGTATGGAGGTGTTGGAGACAACTGATTACAATATAGGGCACATGGCGGTGCTTAGCAGATTTCTTGATTTTCAGACTTTTTTCAATTATATAGTCAGGGCAACACGAACAAACTATAGACTTGCTTTGAAAGGAGAGGAGTTTGTGGTATCTTTATATACAGAACAAGCTTGTAGGATAAGGAGTTTTCAAGCATGGTGAGGATTATTAAGGCTGGAAGAACTGTGAGAGTGGAAAAAGGTGTGGTGGTTTTTGTAAAGTATGATTTGACTGTTGAAGCAATATTGATAGAACAACCTCAAAACATTTATGTTGATGAAAGCTTGTTCTCTTGTGCTATATTTATATCTGAGGAGGATGAAAGATGGCGACAACGATAAGCATTGCTTATGCACAAGCGGTAGCTACAAATATACTGCAAAACAGTTATGTTGGTTTAATAAGACAAGATGGTTCTGAGTGTCCGATAGGCAGAATAGCGTTTGGTGATGTAGTTGTAGATGCGGTTTCTGACCCAGATTATATTGTGCTTTCAAACCTAAACGATGTTGTATTTCCTATAGCTTCTATTGATGTAGCACCAACGAGTAATCCAGTAGTGCAGGTAGCCTTGTATGATGCAAATAGCGGTGGAAATATGCTGGCTAAGACTGATGTAGTATCTAAACCCTACTTAGCAGGAGACCAGTTTAAAATACCTGCAGGCTGGTTGCAGTTTAAGATACAAAAAGTTGTTCCGTGAAGGATATAGTTCTCACACCCAAACAAGAGGAAATTATCAAGGCGTTTTTTGAAGGCAATAAACTGTGGATAATGTCTGTTGGCGGTAAAGGTTCCGCAAAGACTACTGCAACCTTATTCATACTTCTTAGATTGATGTTTGACCAGCAATACGCAAAAAGCAAAATACTTGTAGCACGGGAAAGTCTTAGAGACTTGAAAAATACGCTGATTGATGAGTTTATCAGGCTTTGCACTGAGAAAGGCATTAAGCTTGGCATAGACTATGATGAAAACAAACAACTTCAGAGGATTTACTCGTATGTAAATCAATCTGAGATATTTTATCTAAGCTTGTCTGACAAGAACGAGCAATACAAAACAGTCCGAAGCTACGAGTTCAATGTTGTAATAATTGACGAGTTAGACAGACTTAGTCAAAAAGCTTTTGTTGAGGCGTCTGAAAGGCTCAGGTATCCTCACAAGTTTATTCGTGGTCTTGTAAATTTGAACCCAGTTCCAGAAACGCACTGGATTTATAAAGAATTTGTAGAAGAAAGCGGAGCTTTTGCTCCTTTTACGCAAATTATTAAATCAAGCGTGTATGACAATTTTGTGTATGTTAAGCTATCAAAAGACTTTCTTGCTACGGTGGATACTTACATTTATGACAATAAAGTCTTTTACGTTATTAACAACAGGCGGTATGAGATAGTTTCAGAGAAAGACGGAGAAGTGATAGCTAAACGGTATAACCCACCGCACAGCTACCTTGCACAAATGGAGCATAGACCTTATTACTACAGAAGAGTTATGCTTTATGGTGAGTGGGGCAATGCTTACTTTGAAGGTAGCGGTATTTATACAGAATACTTCTCTGAAGAAAACATTTACTCTGACTGGAACCCAAACGCAACAATGCCTTTCTATTACAACTTCTACGCAGGAATAGACTTCGGCTTGAGAAGACCAGCATATGTCCTGCTTGTTGAAGATGAGCTTGGTAGATTGATTGTGATGGATGAATTGCTTGGCGAGAATGAACCTCTGGCTGTGTTTATGGAGAATGTAGCAAAACGGTTGAGAAGCAATTTTGGTATCACCATTCACGATGTGGAATGGTGGGGTGATATAGCTGGAAGACAGAGAGACCAGTATGAGGGTTTGTCCCTGCTCAAGAAAATTCAAGATGAGTTTAGAATAAGCATAAAAACCACGCAAGTTCCACAACTTCAAAGTATAGAAGCGATACGAGATATGCTTATTACTGACATTCAAGGCAAGAGATGGTTGCGTGTTTATCAAAACTGTCATATAACTATGAATGGTCTCTTGGGTGAGTTTCAAGTTGATGAAAAAGGCAAATTGTTAAAAGACGGCTACTATGAACATGTTCATGACGCTTTGCGTTATGTTTGTTATCCGCTTTACAGAAAGGCAAAAACCTCAAAACTTGTGATAAAGGCACCAAAATATTGACAAATTTTTCGCACTATTTATATTAATAGACCAATGGAGGTAGATGATGAGTGATAGGCTTGAAGATTTGATTAAAGAAGTAGAAGCTTTGCTTGGAAAAAGCGAAGGGAATTCTTCTGAGCAAGAGAGCCAGCCTGAGCAAAATGTAGATTATCAGCAAACAAGTGATGAACAGGAGCAAACTGATTATCAACAAGCGTATCAGCAATTGTATTGGGAAAACTGGAAAAATTTAGGAAGAAGTGTTTTTATTGGAAAATATGCGACTTTGCCTAATATTGGTAAATATCTGCCGTTTATAGAACAACGAGCGGAACAGAAATTCCAGATAGACCTCGCACAAAGCAAAGTAAAAGATAGCTACGATAAATATCTTGAAGAAGCTTTTAGAGAAGTTCGTGAAGAGTTAGGAGCTATAAGCAAGGATTATGTGGATATAAGCAAAACTTTTGTTCTGCAAGAAAACTTAGCCAAGCAAACTACCGAAAAGCCTTACACGATTAAAGACTACAGAAACGACTACAAAAAGATGCTTGAGTATGCTACTTACAGAGATGTGGCGGATATAGTCTATAAAGATGGTTCTGAAAGAGGTAGATACGGAGAACCTAAACTTAGACTTGGCGAAACAATTGATGAGATTAATATTTAAATAAAGGAGGTGTAAAACATGGCGATATTTTGGCAACCTACTTTAACACCAATGAGCCAGTTAGGTTTTAGCGATGAAGAGTTTTTTAGCTATACTACTGAGGTAGGAACCTACAGGCTTAGCAGAGCGTCTATAAGCAAGGAGATAATGAAGAGAGCAATGCCTGAGCTGACGTTCAGGAAGTTCGTTTCCAAATGGACTGATTTTAGAGCGGGAACAGACAGATACTTTGAGATGTGGAAGAAAACTACCGCACCGTATTCCCAATATTGGAGACCTGTAGGAGAATTTGACCCTCTACCTACTGTGATGCCTGCTTACAAAAGGTATTCAGTAAGCGTGGAGGAAAGAGGTGCTCAGATACCTTGGACAGAAAGAGCACAGATTTTCTCTGCGATAGACATAGAAAGCGAGATAAGAAAGCATCTTGAAGAAGTGGTTGTTGGCTCTATAGAAAGAGACTTGATAAAGAATGCGTTTATGTATCTTGATGTGCTCGGTCTATACACCACAAGCGGTCTTGAAGTGCATGTAGGAGTGTCTCTAAATTCTACAAAGACTTTTGCGCAAGAGAGCGGTTTTCCTATTACAATTAACCAATATACAATACCAGCTGGCACAACCTTTGCGGGACTAACACTTAGTGCTATAAGGCAATTTGTCATGGAATTGGCAAGGCAAAACTGTCCAAGCTATGACGGAAGAGGCTTTGGTAGATATGTAATAATCATGAACGCACAAGCAAAAAACAGAATATACTCAGACCCAGAGTTTCAAACTATCTTCTCCAGACTGCAAGATGCGAGAGCGTTTAAAGAGGGATACATCGGAACCTACTACGGGCAAGAAATGGTAGAGGACAACGGTAGGTGGATAGAGTTTGTGTTTGGCGGAGTCAATCCAAGCCTGCTTGATAAGTCCATCTGCATCTTTCTTGGAAGAGATGCTATCAGAGAAGCCATCGTGAAACCTGAAGAATTCATGCATCAGAAAGGAGACTTCAACAGGTTCCGTGCAATAGGTGTGAATACTTACAGAGGCGAACAACCCACTTGGTTTGCGTCAGAAGGTCAGGCGGTAGGTGGTATATTGATAGCTGGTTAATAAGTCATGACAAATGAGGAGCTGGTTAGGTTTGTTATAGAAGACCGTAAGGTTCCGTATAACGACCAGCTCCTCATCCTTGCTTTTCAATACTTTAAGCTTGTAATTGAAGACTTAGAAAAACGCAACAACTTCAACTACATGCGTAGAACGTCTCTTTTTACTCTTCTCAAAGACAACTTTTCTGTCAATTTTACTGAAGATATAAAGCAGTTTAATGAGATAGTAGATAAAAAGCTTAGAATGAAGCTAACGGGCGATGAGGATGTGAAAATGCTTTTTGCTTATGCGACAGATATAAAAGGCATACCGTCAAGGTTTTTGTATATCCCGAACACTAACTCAATCGGCGGAACACTTTACTTTGATTGTCCAGCGTCTGACAATATTGAGTATATAGCAGACTACTATGTTTATACCTACAGAAGCAACCTCGTGGAACCCACACAATCACATCCTTTGATTTTTGAGAACAAGACTTTACTAATTCATGCGTTGAGTTTCTGGATTGAGAGATACTTTACAGCAGACATTAGTCTTGAAGCACAAGCAAAAGCAATGCAAGAAGCACTTGAGAGAAGTGTTCAGTCAGCGCAACGGTTCAAGAAAGCAAGACTTAAATTTTACTTTAGGAGGTATTAGGAGTGGGTTTTAAGCTAAAGCTACCTAAATTAGGAAAAATACTTAAACCAGCTTTGCCTATAATAGGCACAATAGCTGGCGGTTTAATAGGAGGAAAAATTGGTGGTGTATTAGGTGGTGCTTTTGGTAAAAACATAGGAAGAATAATAGGTGGTGTTGCTGGTGGTATGTTAGGTGGGTCTGCTGGTGGTGGGATAAGACTTCAAGACCAATTTTCTACTCAAGTTATGATACCTCCTTACGCACAACAAGGTGCAAGTATTTTAGAGCAGTTGCTTGGTCAAGCTTCTCAATATGCACAAACTGTAGCAAGCATTAAACAACCTTACTTAAACCAAGCGAAAGCATCTTTTGAAAGTTTGCAAACTGAAATACCAAACCTGTTTAGTAGAACAAAAAGTGAAGTTTCAAGTCTTTACGAAGACTTACTTTCACAAACACGAAACATAATCACTTCAGAACAAGCAAAGCAAAACACAAGGCTTGGTGCCTTAGGACTGTTGAACACTCAAGCACAGCAATGGACTATGGCGGATATTTTGAATAGAACTGCTTTTCCCATCTTGCAAGAGAAAACCAGAACTTTAGCTGGACTTTCCGAGGCACAAACTGATACGATGTTGAAGTATCTGTTTGCGAAACCAGACTTTTATGCAAAGTTTGCTGATGAAATGGTATCTGTAAATCCTTATATTCTTGAACAGCAGTATAAAATGGATATAGCTAAAGCTTTGATGGGTGTGCCAACAATCGTGCAACCTACTTATAAGCAAGGGTTGTTGAGTTCTTTACCTTATATAATAGGTTCTGGTATCGGACTTTATAAATTATTAGCTAAATAGGAGGTGAAAGATGGCAAATATCGTTGTTTTACCTACTATTGAGGTTTCAAACCCGTTTGGAGTTTTAGCGGAGATTTTAGGAAACCAAGTAATACCTTTTATCGCAGAACTTTCAAGAAGTAAAGAACAGATAGCTTTGTTTTCAGACAAAGAACTAACTGACCACATACCTGTTCTTAAGCGATTTGCTTCAGACTTGCTTACGCAAGATGATAAAATATACTGGAATAAAGTTGAAGAATATGCTAAGTCTGAAGACCCGTTTAAACAAGAAGTAGCAAGTTATCTAAACAATGTCAGAAAAATGAGAGAAGAGTTCGCAAATTTGCCTATCGGAGAAAAGCTGGAAAAGTTGGGTTTTTATGCTACAGCAACTAATCCCAAGATTTTAGAGAAAAGTTTTAAAGTCAAAGTTATTACAGAAAAATACAACGAAGCTTTAGATAAAGCTGACATACCTGAGGAGCTAAAGCTTCTCTTTCGTGCTCATGCCCCAGAACTTGCAGAGAAAATAGCAGAAAAACCAGAACTTTTCAGCTCCTACATAAAGCTTCTTGAGAACATTAGCAAAAAGAAGCAGGGAGACACTCAACAAGGAGGTGGAACTGGTAGCTGGCGGTTGAGTTTAGATGGACAAAATAAAAAGCAGTTTGGTATTAGGTTAGAGGAACCTCAGCTTACTCCTCCACAAGTCAGTCCTCCGCAAATACCTAAAGTAGTAGCACCACAACCAGCTTCTCCGCAAGCACCTAAAAAGTCTGTTGTTAGTGGAAGCCAAACAGGTAATATCGGTAGAGAAGGACAAGTTAAGCAAGATAATAAAACAAAATCTACCAAAGACCAAAAACCGCAAAATGAACCAGTAATGACTTTTTGGCGTGATGGTGTGTTGTGGGAAATGAGAAGAGGTAAAGACGGTAAAGTTGAGTATATACCAAGAGAAGCACCGCTTGTAGAACAAGATATAGACCCGCTTACTGTTTCTTTTCTACCAAACTTACTTTCCAGAGCTGGTGGTTTCGTTAGCAAAGTTTTTGGTAGAGGTGTGTCAAAGATTATGGGAAGAGGAGCACAAAAATCTGCAGAAAAAGTGGCAGAAAATGTAGCAAAAGAAACCACAGAAAAAGCAGCATCGGAGCAAGCTGTATCTGGAGCACAGAATGTTGCTGGACAAAAAAGTAAGTATGATGCAAAAAGAGAGGAAGTGAGAAAGAAAATTGAGGAACAGTTGAAAAAGAAAATTCCAGCTAATGAGTGGAGGTTTGCTTACAAAAAGCCACCTGTTGAGAAAGAGTTTGAAGTTGTTTCTATAAAAGACCTTAAAGAAAAAACAAGACAAAAAAAGCTACCTACTCTGGCACCTAAAGAAACTCGTTGGGAATTTGCTAACGCAAAACCACCTGCTGTTATTTTTAGAGAAAAGGGGGTAATGGAAGACTACGTTCCTCCTCAGTTTGAAAGATTGTTTGCAACAAGACTTAAAGAGCTCGCAAGACAAAAGAATTTACCTAAGCTTTTGTCTGAAGGAGAGATTACCAAAACTATTAAACCACTACCGAAAGAAACTCCGTATAAAGAAGAAGTAGCGAGACAAGGTCTTAAAACTTCACAGAAGTTAGAAGAATTCTTGAAAAAACTCGGAGCAGAACCTAAAAGAGTAGAAACTAAAGAAACTGTTCTTAATCCTATCAAAAAGTTGGAAAATCTTATTAAAGAAATACCTGATGAAGCAAAGCAAGACCCAGACATCAGGAGAAAACTCGTAGAAATTACAAGAGATTTGAAGAAGATTTCACAGGAAGCACCATTCAGAGATGCGTCAAAAGACTTAAAAACTTTAGATACAAAAGTGGAAGAACTAAAAACCCTGCTTAAGGAACGATATAGCAAAACTGGTCATTCATCAGAAAAGCCAGCGCCAAAGACTAAAAAGAAACAATCTAACAAATAAGGCATATATTTATCTCTATGCTACAAGCGTTGGCTAAGTTATTGACAAGTAAGAAAGCTTTAGCAACTTTAGGCGGTGCGGGTGCCTTAGGTGGTGTTTATCTTTTAGGAAGAAGCTCAGACACCGAAGAAAAGTCTAAAGATATAAAGCTCAAAAACGAAACTTCACAACCTGCTACTTCAACTACTACTAAAACCAAATCTCATAAAGCAACAGTAAAACCAACGGCACCTCAAGTTGAACAAACTCAAAACGAGAAACAACAGACTACTCCAACTGTAGGTGCATTTTTGCCTGAACTGTTGCGACTATACGAATTGTCAAACCTGCTTGCTCATCAATACGAACAAGACGCAAAAGCTTATTATCAAGTTTTTCAAGAATATTCAGAAAAACTTGAGAAGCTTGTGCCTTATATTGCCTTAGATTTATCCAAAACTCCGCTTGGTATGAAAACTGGCTTAGATTTGCCAGAAATAATGCATACCTTTCTCAAATACTATCCGTGGGATTTTGTAAAACAGAACTTTCCAAAACTTCTATCTGGCTACTACATTCTCAAAGCAAATAGACACGAAGATTTATCCAGATATACGATTGAAGATTTAATTACGGTAGCAGACAATCCAGCACTTGCACAAGCTACAGACCAAAACTGGTTAAGCTTAATTTCAAACTATGCAGAGAACTACAAACTCGTCATGCAATCAGTTCTTGACCAGATAGGCAAGCTGAAAGACTTCTATACATACAGACTGAACGTTCTAAAAACGCAAGCAGATATGATAGAAAGTATTACCAAGGCTATAATGAACGAAGAAAAGCTTAACTTTGAAAAGTGGCTAAAAACTTTTAATGCTTATAGCCAGCACTGGGAAAGAATGCAAGATGTTGCACGAGGTTGGGAAAGTTTAAACCTGAGAAGACAGCAACTTGAATTAAAACAGCAACAACAATTTGCTCCTCTTATTCAAATAAAGAAGGAGAAGTGAGATGGACTGGAACAAGATACTCAAACAAGCCAGCATATCTATTGAAAAAAGTATTTCGGACTTGTTTGATGCAACGCACCAACTAACTCGTAGTATTGTTCCATCGGCAAAACAAATTAATGACTTTACAAAGAAACATCTCGGTTTCAAAGCTTTCGCTTATGCACCATCAAGCTACGATACTCCGCAAGAACTTGCAAAGCAAACTAAACAGATTATAAATCTCGGATTTTCAGGATATGCTTCAGATTTTGTTAAAACTCTCAAAGAAACTGGCGATACAAATGCTTTACAAGATGTTGCAAACTTTCTATCAAAGAAACTTCAAAACGCTATCGCAAACAGAAAGTTTGACCAAGTTGCGTATCTCTCTGCGGTAGCTGAACAGCTTGACCCAAATTTCAGAGATACTTTGAAAAAGTATTTAACCACCACAAAGCAAAACGGCGAGTTGTTGTATGAAGCTATAGAAAAAGCAAGAGAAAAAGTGAATTCTATAGAACACGCAACTTTAGCTTTGAACTTAGCATCACTTGGATTTGGAATAGGTAGTTTTTTATCAAGACCTTTCTTAGCTCCGTGGATAAGACTTACAATAGAAAGTCTTACTGCTGGCACTCTTGCTGGTAGTGTTGTAGGTGAAATGGTAAAAGCACAAACACAAGGCAGGAACCCGCTTACTGCTTTATTTGATTTGCCAAATCTTGCTGTTGCTTATGATTTGATTAAATCTGTTAGAACCGCACCAAAGACTATACAAAGCACCACTGCTAAGCTTATTCTTGATAAACCTACAGAAGAACTAATACCAGAAATCATAGCTGACATGACACCTTCTTTTAAAACAAAACTTCAAATTTCACAAGACCTTGAACAGGTAAAGTCAGCTTTAACCTTTGTAAATAAGTCTTTTACTACTGGAGAAAAGTTTGACGATAACATTCTTCAGACTTTTTATAGACATGCTGGGTTAAAATCTGCGGTCGCATTTCATAGAATGGTATCTGCTTTCTCTCACGATATGAAACTTGCATCCGAGTTTTCTGCTGTAGCGAAATACATCTATAACAAAGACAGTGTCAAGGAAGCCTTGAAAAGATACATAAGAGAAGACGGTTCCATCAAAGTCAATGCTAACGAGGTAGAAAGAATTCTGTTGGACTTGTCAAAACAAGACCGTGAGATTTACAACTATCTTGCTTTGCAAAGAACAACGAGCTTGTTGCATGCTATCAACAGAGCTTTAGAAGACGGAGCTGAAGTGATACATATCAGAAGAGCTGGGGAACGTGAGGTTATACATACATTTAACATCTTGGAAACAAAGGTAGATGAAATTATTAAACCAATCTTTGAAGAGATGGACAAAGGACACAAACTTGTTTTAACTTGGTCTAACAAAGCAGAAAACAAACCTGCGTATATGATACTCAAACCTGCATATCATCCAAGCTATGATAACTTCATAATTCTCAAGGCGGAGCCATTAATAGTTGCCACAGAAGAAGGCAAAATTTTTGATGAACTTCTACCACAATTGAAGAAGTTCTACACAGATGAAGAGCTTGAAGAGTTGCGAAAGATTGTTGGAAACAGAAAAATAGATTTGCTTGAAGATGAATACTTTAGCATACCATATCACAACATTACTACAAGCAGAGAGTTTGTGAATGGTGTCCTGAGGGACAAACTTGGAGATTATAAAGCAGAATTTATACACGGTAAATTTACTATTTACGACAACGCCACAATCTTTCCACACAAACTTGAAAAAGAAGCAGAAAAGCTTGAGGAACTGAAAAGTATATTAGAAAACGAACTAAGAGCCGACATTTTAAGAATGATTGAAATCGCTGATGGACTTGACGATAAAGCTGTTCAAAAAATTATAGAAGCTTTACAAAAAGCTGAGTATGTAGAAACAAAGCTTACAAACATTGCAGGCACCTTGGAAGAGCTGGCTTTTAAACAAGCACCAGAGATGCACAGAGAAGGCAAAGGTTTTGCTATACTGTTCAAAGATTATGACAGCTTTGTAGATTACGCTTCTTCAAAAGTATGGAGTAGATTGTATCCAAACCTTGCTGGTATTAAAAGCATACGAATTTTAAAATCCTTTATAGAAAACAAGCCTAAAGAACAATGGACTGATTTACAAAGACTTGTTGATGACTTCATAAAAACGCTTGAATACAAAACAGGTAATGAGTTAGTTGATGCTTTGAAAACATTTAGCAGATACGTTGGCTCCGTTTATACAATGTTCAACATACCTATCACCGTTGCAAACTATGGGCAATACCTTGCTATAGCCTCTGCGTTGTTCCCAAGCTTGAAGCTGTTTTCAACCGCATCGCTAAAACACCTGATAGATGAACTAAAAATAGCTTACAGAGAAGCAGGTATAAGACACGGGCTTTACAAATACCACGCTTTGAACCCGTTTGTGCCTTTGGCTGAAGGTCTTATTCGTTCATCAATCCGAGCTACCATTGAGGATGAAGCTGGATTTAAAGCTGTGATAGATGACTTGGCAAGATTTATTACAAAGTTCAACCAAAAAGATGTTGAAGCGGTAGCGAAAGAGCTGTATGACTTTTACAAGCTGAACAAAGAGCTGCTTGTAGATGATTTGGAAAGAATGATAATCGGAGGAGACTTGCGAACACTAAACAATCTGTTTATAAGATTTGGTTCTCTTAGTGCTAACACACTTGAGGCAGTAATTTCGTGGTATAGATTTGTGTTCTCTCCTCTTTCACTTGGCTTACAATCTGCACATAAACTTCTTACAGACCTAAGTAGAGGAGATATTAAATCACTCGGTAAAGGTCTTGCGATGTCTTCGCTACTCGCTTTTACTGTTGGAACTCAAGCGGTTCCTTACTTTACTCCTGCTGAAGTAGGATATAGCTTAGCAAAAGATGTAGCAAACCTCATAGCAAACACGCTCGGCGTAGAAACTCCTGAAATACTTGACGAGAAGAATTTAGGCTATGCTATAACAAAGAGAATTCTTGGTTCCTTCGGTATAGAAGTGCTTGACCCGAAATCAAAGTATTACCTCTTTGAAGCGTCTGGGAGAGAAGTGGCAAAACACCTTGCTGGACAAGAACTCATTGGAGATAGTAGAGCTTGGAGTATTGTAGAAAGAGGTTTAAACGTTCTGCGTATGCTGACGAATGTAAGTGAGACTGGACTTGTTTCTCCAAGTGCTATGGCATATGATTTGACTTTGTTCTCACCAGTGATAGAACTTGGTAAAAACCTTATTAAGGAATTGTGGTCTGTAAATCGTGGAGACAAGACTTACGGTGATGTGCTTTTGAGAATGCTCCCTAATCTCATTCCAGCAGGTCGTAGAATGCTTGCTTTGATAGAAGGCAAACCACTTGTGAAGAGCAATTACGGTGATTTGAGAGAGTTTTACGGAGAAGCTAAGCATCTATCTGAACAAGATTTCTATACTACACTCGGACTTAGCTGGTATCTTGGATACTTGGCTACTTTCTTTGACGGTGTTTATACAAACTTCTTCTTTGATAGCTTAGCTAACTGGTTTGACATAGAACCTGAAAAGTTCAAGAGACCAAAAGAAGCCGAGTATTACAAAGTTATAAACTTGCGAGACACGAAGCAATTGCAAGACGCTAACGAGTTGAAGTATATGATTGCGATGTTTAAGCATGCTGATGATGAAGGAAAGAGGTTTATACTTGATAGAATGCACAGACTTGTTGAGAATAGCTTGTTGAGTAGGTCAAAGAATTTGCAAACTATTTTGAAGAACTTTGATAAGCAGTTTGAGAAGAAAGAAGAAATACTAAAGAACTATGTAGAATTTTACAACTTCGCAAGACAATACCTCACTCCAGAAAGCCAAGCATACCTTGACCAACGAGTGAAATTGCTTATAGATATATACAGATTAGCTAAACAACAACGAGGTGATGAGGAATGAGTGAGATTTTAGGTGTTTTTAATTCTGTATTCAATGTGGTAAGTTTTGTGCTTGTGGTATTGCTTATACCTTTGATAAAATTTTTGATAGATTTGCGATTGAAGATTGAACGCATTGAGCTTCTGCTTGATATAATACTGAAAGACGTTGAGAAGCTAAAAAAGGAGGTTTGGAATGGAGAAGAGAGTGAGGATTAAGGTTGGTAATGCTGTAGTTGAAATGCCAGAAAATGTAGCTTTACAAAATCCGTATTATCGGGCACTGCTACAACAAGGTAGCAAGGAAACGCCTCAGACAGAAGCTCAAACGCCTTCTTCTGATACGGAGACAGAAGAGAAACAGGATTTTGTGGTATTTTCTGAACAAACTTTACCTCATAGAACCCAGCAGAGAGGTAGAAGGAGAAAGGACGCTGAAGAGAAATGACGATAAAGTCTGGAAAACCTTTAAAGACAGTGCTGTAGATTTTGATTGACTTCGCAAAAATCTTGTTCTTAAGTAGTTTGTATATGTCTTTCTCCTTCTTCGCTTTGAACTTAAACTCTGCTTGATAAACTTCTCTCAAGTTTTTTCACCTCTCTTTGCTTTAAATTAAGCACTTTTGCGATAATTTCGTCAGGCACACCGAGTTCTTTTGCTTTACGGATATACTCTGCTTTTTGTTCTATAGGTAAAGTTCTGAGCTTCTTTCTAAGCAATCTGGTTTTAATGCTTGACCTCTCAAGCTTTTCTTTCCAGAGAATAGGTGCTATATTACGAGGATAATCTCCGACTATGTTTGCAATTTCGTTGATAGTTAAGTAAAGTTCAGTGTAAAGCTTTTTTACAAGTTCTTCCACAGCTTAGCCTCCTGCTTAGTTATATCATAATTCGCCCACAAAACTTCAACAGCTTTTGGTCTTTCTTTAGCTTGATTATACATTGTTATTCCGTATAAATGCTTAACCGCTGGAACTTCAAGTCTGAAGAAATCTTTCAGTTCCTCATCGTAAAGCGGGTTTGCATATCCAGATAAAAGCCACTTTGCTTTTGCTTGTTTTAGAATATTAAGTAGGTCTTTGTGGTCTCGTTCTGAAAAGTCTGTGTTGTAGTAATGTTCCGTGTCATAATAAGGTGGGTCTAAATAAATAAAAGCATTTTCTCTATGTGCTACTTTATTAAGTAAATCACGAAAATCCAAACTCTCTATTAGAACATTTTTAAGTCTATTGTGTATTTGTTCTAACTCAGATAAAGCGTTGAAAAACATTTTTGCTTCGTTTTTCTTATGTTTATAAGAAAGTCTAAACGAAGAAGAATTTATTTTACCTGAAAAATTTACTCTTAACAAATAGTAAGTCTTAACAGCCAAATCAACATCTCCCAACTTTGATATTTTTGCATTGCGAAAATCTTCAAAAAATTGCTTTTCTAAAGCACGAGAATAAACAAGTCTATTAATCTTCTCATAAAACTCATCAAATTTAAAAGCAACTACATAAAACAAGTTGGCAATTCGTTTATCGTAGTCATTGTAAATTTCTATAGGAGATAAAGGTTTATTTAACAGCACTTTAGCAGAACCGCCAAAAACTTCCACATACACTTCATGCTTTGGTATTAGTTTTAAAATCACATCAAGCATGTAGAACTTACCTCCTACATACGGGAAAAAGACTAATTTACCCTTTCTCCCAAACTTCGCCAACATGTGGCTCCTCCACTTCAAGTTTTATTTTAGCAACTCTGTTGCCAAATTCTTCCGCTTTTTCAAGACACCAGTCCCACGCTTCTTCCATCTTTTCTTTGATTAGCTTCGCCAAGTCTTGTGCATCTTTGCTGTCTGCTTCCACTACTATCTCATCATGCACAAGATTGACTATCTTCAAGCTCGGTTCCTCCTGCTTTAACAATATTATAGCTTTTTTGAATAACTCCGCACCACTGCCTTGTATTTGATAGTTCAAGAGGTCTTGTGGTTTGTATGCTCGGTAGGTTCTGTTAAGCCATGTTTCGTTATCTACATACTCGTTGTATTTGAACCTTTCGTATGCTATCTGATGCTGTTCTGTGATTTTTGTGTAATATTTCTTCCACTTCTTAACAATCTCATAAGCTTGTTCTTCTGTGATGTTGATGCCGTTTGTAATACAGTGCTCCGCAAAGCCTCTTGGAGAAATACCGTATATCAAACCGAAGTTTGCTGATTTGCCTATCTGCCTTTCTTCTTTACTTACTTCATCTATAGATTGCTTGTCAAACAGTATTGACGCTGTGAGTTTGTGAAGGTCTATGCCTTGCCTAAACGCTTCAATGAATTTCGGTTCATTCCAAATCACGCCCGCAAGTCTGAGTTCTATCTGCGGAAAGTCAGCTGTAATTAGTTTTTTGTCTTCTGTATCAAAGCCTATAAACTGTCTTAATCTGCGTGGAATTTGTTGAAGATTTATATCAGAACAAGACATTCTACCTGATGGTGCGGTGGTGGTAAAGAAGTTTCCGTAAATTCTACCGCCACTCTTCTTTGCAAGGTCATAGAGGTCTTTGGCAAAGGTTAAAGATTTTTCTATCTGCCTTGCTTCAAGCACCTTCTTAGCCATTTCGTTGCCTTGCAAAGCTAAGTCCATCAACACATCTTTTGATGAGCTATCTAATCCAAAGAACTTAGCGGTTTGTTTAGGTGAGTTATAATTGAAAGGAATTTCTTTTTGCATCTGGTTGCGGAGTTGGGTTAATCTGTATATCTCTTCTTCTAAAGCTTTAAGTTTCACTGGCATACCGTGTTGCGATGTTTCTACAACAATTTTCTGTGCAGTTTGGTCAAGCTGATAAACAAGACTGTTTAATGTGCTTGACGAAAGCTGTTCGTAAAGCAGATGCGGTATGTATGCATCAAGTGAGGCATAAAGTAGTTGCTGTTCGCTGAAAGTGTTATACATGTTCTGCTTGAAAGTTGTGCGAATTTTTGACTTGTCCATCGGATATTCTATACCAAACAAATCTCGTGCCACATCATCAAGCCTAAAACCTTCACCTTTGGTTCCGTTTTGTCTGAACCTTTCGTAATGCTGAACCTTTATCGCAAGCTGAACATCTACAATCTTCTTATCTTTGAGTTGTTCGTATGTATAACCAAGCACTCGCAAGTCAAAGTCCAAACCCCAGCCTCGTATTTCTGAGAATTTAAGTAGCCACTCTTTGAACCTTGTTGGTTTCTCTTTGAGAAGATTAAGACAATAGACTTTGCGTTCAAAGTGTGGTTGATAAATGCTTGCAAGGACTGGTCTATCCTCATCTGTCTCAAGGTCAAAGTATATCGGTTCATTAAACTTAGCTGGTATCTCATCAATGCTGTTGCAAAGCACTGGTTCCACTAAAGCTTTTGGTTGAGGTTTGAGAATTGATTTTTGTATGTTCATCATCTTAGGCGTGGTTAGTCCGTCTTCTCCTGCAAAATGTTCGTTCAACTCATCTTCTTCCTCTTCATCTTCCTCATCTTCTTCATTTTCATAATCAAACTCTTCTGTTGGTGGTAAGTCATCTGGTGGTGTATCATCGTCATCCCCTCCATTTGGTGGTAAGTCATCTGGTGGTGTATTATCATCGTTGTTATTGTTTAGAAAGTCTTTCAAGTCATCAAACTTAAAGCTTTCTACAAAAATACTATGCACTCTGCGGAGCCCTGCTTCACCGTGTATTGAAAGCATGAGTTCCGCAAAAACCTCAAGGATGCTTCTGTAGAGTTCTGGATAATGTTGCTTGATGTAGATTAGTCTTTCGTATTCTCTTGCTACCATTCCTTCAAACCAAGCGGGGTTGCGTCCTTCTACAAAAATGGAACCGAGATAAACATAACCTTTCTTACTTTCATAATATCTCATAAACAACATCTTCACATAAGGTTCTATATCCGTTGTTGGAACTTGCACACCAGCTACATCAATAAGTTTCTTCAAAGTCAAGCCTCTAATTGTTGTCTTCTTGATTGGATTATTTGATGCATTGTAGAGCCCGTCTGCAAGGTCTCTCAGATAATCAACTATCTTGCTTAGCTTGTTTTCTTCTTTTGGGAGAAGTGTATCATAGAATTTTGCAAGCACGTTGCGGATGTATTCTTCAAGTATTGCAAAAACTTCTGCTTTTTCTTCCTCAGACAAATCAAGAAATTCAAGAAATACATGAATTGAGGCAAAGATAAGTTTCAAATGATTGTCCAAAGACTTCACAATACCACGCAACGCCTTTGACTTTCTTTTATCAAATTCGTCTTTGAGTATCTCAACATCTTTGTAAAGCTGGGTTAAAGCCTCAATGTCTAAGTTGTTTTCAATAAAGTCTATTAGCTTGAAGATGTATCCGTGATTATACTTGAGAATTGGTAATAGTTCGCTTGTGTAGAAATCTATTAAAGCACTGTTCTTTTGCTTTGGTAGTTCATCAACATCAAGCACTATGCTTCTTCTGTATAGACCTTCTCTGTTTGCACAAAGCTTTTCTACAGACAAAGCGTTCTTCTCACCACTAAACACCACAGGCACCTGAATTGGATTAAACCGCTCATATGCTGTGTCTTTTGAGGCTTCGTTTGCTATTGCGTATATCATGTTTGCTACTTCTTCTTCTTTGTCTTTTCTCATTTTGAATTCATCAAGTGGGAGAGGCATACCTATATTACCAAACTCTCTTAGTATTTTAGCTGTTGTGGTTTCTGTGATTTGTATAACCTGCGGTGTGCCGTAGAGTGCGGATGCTATGCGTAGTCTTGTCGTTTTACCAGCTGTGGTAAAACCTCTTAAGAAAATTAACACATTTGGTTCAGAACTCGCTACAAACTTGTCTCTGAAATATTCTTTTGTAATATGTGAAATGAAGTGCCCAAGAAGAAGTAGCATGATTGGGTCTTTTGCTTTTACTACTCTGCGGTATGTGTTTTTCCAAGTTTCAAAAGAACCATTCATAATGGGAATATAGTAGTTCAATCTGTTTGTTCTATCATTCCACATGTAGAAGTTCAAGTCTTCTGCTCTGAATGAGCCCATGTTTGCTACTACCATATCCCACTTTCTCTTCAAATCGTTGTATTTGTAGCCTGCTTTGTCTATTTCTCTTACGCCTCTTGCAAGCTGGAAGAGGGTTAGATATTTATTCAAAAGATACTTAAATAGTTGCTGATTGTAAAAAGTCAAAACTATAAACTCGCTAAAGTCTGTGTTTGCTGATGCGGTAAGAACATACGGAATAAATTCGTATTTGTCCCTGTAGAAGATTTTGATGTATTTTTCTTTGCGGTTTGGTTTATTGTAAAGCACAACATCTTCAATCTTAAATAATTCACAAACAGGTTCTCCAGTGTCTTCTTTTACCCAGAGATTTCTTTTCTCATCAACTCTGAAACCTTCAAGCCTTGTCTCTAAATAAAACAAGTCTCTGAACCAGTTGGAGATAAGTTTCCGTTCTCCGTTTTCATCAAACACCCACCTCGCATACTGACACTTCTCGCACTTTTCTCCTGCATCTGCTACATACTTATACACAAACGAACAAGAGAAATACGGTAAAGTTTCTCTGTCTTTCAACATCCACTTGAGAGTGTTTTGGAATTGCTGTTCTGGAGTTATTACTACTTTGCCTTTCCAGAGCTTAGATTTTTGAAGAAATTCTTGCCTGTATTCTTCTTTCTGCGTTAAAACATACAAGAAGGCATGCTTCCAAGACAGGATAAACCACTCGTGATATGTGTGAGTTTCCCATCTCTCTTCTAAACTACGCAACACAGGACACGCATTCCACAACGTGAGTGCCAAACCTTCTGACAGTTGAGATACAGGCACCCCGCTGCAGTCTTTCCGTTTGACTATTAAACCATTTACTTGAATTTCAACGCCAAAATAGTCATTTATTGCTTTTAGAAGTTCTTCTTTTGTGTAAGGTTCTCGCAACTCATATATCTCTGTGCTATATCTTGTGGCTATTTGATATGTGTGGTCTATCTTGTCAGCATATTTGCGGAGATGTGTTTTAAGTTCTTCAGTATAGCTATGTATGAGGTATATGACTTCTTTGTCTTCGTTCTCTATGAAGTCTTTTGTAATGTAAAAGATGTGCCAGCCCTTGATTGTTCGTAGTAGATGTGTTGGTGGTATTGGTATTAGGTCTCCATTATTCACTATCTCAAGCACTTGTTCAAGCTTCAAAGGTTCATCTATATCAATGCGTATTGCAACTTTCGTTCTTTTCAAGTAGTCTTGTGAGTTTCTCTTTTCCGCAAAAAGTGAAAGATAGTATCTGTTGCGCTCTCTTGCTTCTTTGCAATATTCTTCAAACTCTTTTACCCATCTCTCTTTATCTGTTTCGTTAAAACCAAGAAAAGCTTCTCTAATCTCTTTAAGCACTGTGCCTTCTGGAGTTTGTGAAAGGACAAGCACGTAATCATTGAAAGTATAACCATCATCGGTTTCACTAACTAAACCTATCTTGACAAACAACTCGGAAAATGATATACTTTTCATGGTTTTTCCTCCTCCTTTTCCTTTTTTATTATACCACGATAATAATCACAGTGCTTTCTATAATGACAAAACTGACAATAGCCTGAAAGAAGTCCAAGCGGTGGAAACTCTTTAACTTCTAAAAGCTTGGCTACAGACTTTACTATTGTTAGAACTTCTCTTTTTGGTATAAGCTGTGCTTGAATAGTTTCCACTCTGTCTGGAAAAATGTAATGCAAATGATAGGTATCCGCATCGTCTGTGAGAGAATAAACAGAAAGTTGAAATACATGTTTAAAATCTGGCAATGGTCTGTTTTGCTTTGTAGTTTTGAGTTCTATCATCTTGCGTTTTAGTGTTAGAATATCAATATAACCAATGATAGCTATATCATCTATTTCTAAATAAAAATCTTTCTCCGTTGCAAGCACTCCTTCTTCTGCTATTTTTTCAAGAGTGCTTTCATATGTGTTGTAAAATTGAATGGCTTGTTTGAGTGGGTCTGGTGAGTGTCCGTTCTGCTCAAAAAACTCTTGTGTAGCTATACCTATCGCTTCTTCTTTTGAGTATCCTTTTAGTCTTAGTTCAACCAGTCTATGAAAAACAGAGCCAGTCTTCATAGCTGGTGTCTCCTCCTCTTTGACTTGAAATTTTAAATGCAAGGCGTATGGACACCGTGAAAAGAGAAGTATCTGTGATGCTGATACAGTTATCGGTCTTGCTTCCACACCTCAAGCCTCCTGCTTTCTTAAATATTCTACCACATTTCGCTTACTCTTCAAAATCCGCAATACAGTTTTGTCTATCCCATTCTGTATAAGATAATACACTGCTACCTTCTTGTCCTGTCCTGTTCTATACACTCTTCCTATAGCCTGTTCAAGGTCTATGTATTTCAACGGTAATGACGCAAAGATGATATTCTTATAACCTTTCTGAAGATTAGCTCCCTCGCCCATTGCGTAGGTGCTTATGATTGGTTTGTCTTGCCTTGCTATTACTTGCATCCGATATTCCGCTGGTGTCTGACCTGTGATGTAATAAGCTCGGTTGCCAAGCTTTTCTTTAACCTTATTCACAAAGTCTATGAAGTAAGAAAACACTATCGTGTTCGGGTTTTCTTCTATGAAATCAAGCACAAAGTCTAACTTCTCTTTTGTTAAAGCCGATGCATGATACTCTTTAGTGAAGTTTGCAAGTTCGTAGTTTGATATATCGTATTCAAGAGGAACAGGTTGAAGTTCTATTGTTATCTCTTGGAGTGGTGGCAGTTCTAACACATCCTCACGCTTAACTATGAAAGCGTATCTTTCAAGCCAAGCTTTCAACTCTTGTTTGAACTCTGGACGCAACAAGCCTCGTGGTTTGAAGTAATCATCTAATTCAAAGAAAGCATTTATGAACTGGCTGTAGCTTCTATACTTCTGAAACATTTCATCATCTGGATTTATAACTTTCAGTTGTGCGTAGATTTTGTGGTATCTATCCACTGGTGTCCCACTCAGGAGAAGAACCTTTTTTATTTTTTTGTTCATGCGTAATTCTATTGCCTTGCGTGTCCATTGTGTTTTTGTATAACTCAACCGATGAGCCTCATCAAACACAACTAAATCAAAGCTTGAAAAATCGTTTATCTTGTCTCGGAACCGCTCATAAGTGGCAAGTTCTATATCAATATTGAAATATTGATTGTCGTTTATCCAGCTTTGATGTGCTGACTTTGGTGCTACAACAAGTAGCTTTTCAAAACCGTAATGCCTACATATAGCCAATGCACCTATTGTTTTTCCTGTTCCCACTTCCCAAGCAAGATACTTCTTTTGTGGGAACAGGTCTATAGCTTTCTTTTGATGTCCGAAAAGCTTGATTTCTGACATGGTTTGTGTTATAATATATTCTACTCCCGCCTCTCTCATGGCAACACCTCCTTAAGGGTTCCCAGCACCGTTGTGGTGCTGGGTTTAAAAATCATCAGAGTTCAAGTGGAATATCATCGTCAGATGTTGATGCGTTTTTGAAGAGTGAATTGTTGTATTGTGTTCTGAATTGCTCAAATTCAGACAGATATTCGTAAGCTATTTTCAAAACGTCATCGGAAACACTATCAGCACTTTTTACAGACACTACCTTAGGCTCACTCCATGTTTTTACTCCGCTCTTCTGTTTTACAAGCTTGACCGTTAGTTCATGTCCCGTAAGAGTATTCAGGTTTTCCTCACGCATAAAATTAATCAATACCTTTAACGCACTCCGTTTCGCTTCCCACACTGCTTTGATTGGTTCTTTTGAAACAATTACAATTGGCAACACCCACGCATTAATAACAGAAAACTCTTCTTCTTCAAGTCTTTTGAGTGCTTCAACGAGTAAGTTGCCTGTAAATATTCCATTCATTGAGTATAGAACAAGTGCTTTGCTTCTCTCTTTTGGATTAAATATTTGAGATTTAAGAACTAAGTTTCCGTTTGAGTTAAACACCGTTGTCTGCATAAACACCTTAGCTACAAAGAAAGATAGCTGATTACCAAACTCCTCCTCACCTAATATCCATATAGCTTTATCGTGGTCAATGCGGAGTTGTGGTGCTGGATAGCTTATTACCTGTGTAGTGCTTTGCTTAGCTTCCTCCTGAACTATTTGTTTCCAAGCTTCTTTAAAGTTTTGCATAGCTACACCTCCTTTATAAAGTTCTTTCAATATAAGATGCTGGTATATACCTTGCTATAAGCTCCGCAAACTCTTTTAAAATCTCGCTGTCTCTTCTTAAGGCTTTGTAATTATGCACAAGTTCAAGAAGTTCGCCGACGAAATATCGGATTTCGTCTGGCTTAAAACCTGTCCTGAGCTTTTCCTCTAACTCTTGCCTCACCCTATACACCTCAACTGTGGATGAGGCTTCTAAAAGCTTGGTTATGTAGCTTGGGTTTCTCTTCATGGCAACACCTCCTTATTGGTTTTGATGTAATATATTATACCATAAACTTTGCAATTTGTCAAGAGGCAGATTAAACTTCTTTATGTCTTGCAACCAGACTTGTCTGATTTCTTCCAACTCTTCTGAAGTCAAAAGTTGCATGCCTGTAGCTTTTCCCAGTTTCTGGAGTTCCTCCAATATTTTCTGCCTCGCTTGTAAAGTTAAAACACCTTTCCCATTAACAGCCCCTTTCCCATCCCGTCGGACTGGTAGCCTATTTTCAGATTTATTACAAAACTCTACAAGCCAGTTTCTAAACTCATACAGTTTTCTTAAAACCTCATTATGCACTGCCTGGTTCCTAAGCGTTTTATCTTCTTTAACCACAGTGCAAACCCAACACCCAAACCGCATACCACAACCGCTACGAAATTTGTTCTTTTCTGGAATTAACGGACACTCACCTCGTGCAGTTCTGTAAAGATTTACAACATCTTCGTAAGTTCCGCCCCACGGTGTATTGTTTTGAATTAAAAACTCCCAAACCTCATCCTCTGTTATATCATACATCGGAGCAAACACTCTAAGATGGTTCCTTTCAAGTTCTATTGAATTCAACCGCCTGCTTAGTGAAACTTTTCGTGCAGTGCTTTCATCTATTCTAACCGCCACAAGCATAAATCCATCATTAAACGACGATAAAACTTTTTTAATCGGTTTAATCTTCAGCTTATCTTGACACCAACGGAACCTAAAACTCGGCAACGGATAACCCTTTCCTATAACATTAACCCAATAAGTGTTATTAACTTCAGGTTTAGCTATCAAAATACGCACATCAAGACCAACAGTTTTACAGTAGTTTTCAACTTTATCCAAAAACCGCATAGCGTGGTTATGGATTACAGGATTTTCAACAAGAGTATCCGCATACACAACTGCCAAAGGATTAGTTTTCATCTCGCTTAGAAGCACAAGCACATGATGTAATAAAAATGTGCTGTCTTTACCACCCGAATAAGCTACTACAATTGGTTTTCCACTAAACTCCTTAAATAATTCTATCAAGCGTGCTTTTAGCTCGTCTGTTTTTGTTTTCTTTTTATGATTAAACATTTCCAACTGCATCGTTATTCCCTCCAACACTATAGCTTATTTTTAATAGCTTGTCAATAAGTTTTTCATGCAATCTAACCCATAGTCCTCTTTTAACATTTTCATAGATATTCGCATACCATATGTGAAGGTCTGGTGGAAATAAAATTAATATTTTCCCACCTTCACCAAACCTTCGTTTTATCTCCTCAAAGTCTCTTCTCCTGATTGGTTCAAATACCTCTCCGCTCTCTTTTAATTCTCTTATAGTATCAATTATAAACCTGTTGCGAATTACACCTTGCTTGTGTAAATCGTAAATATCTTTAAAAAGATAGATTTGCAAGGCGTGTCTTGTCATGGCTTCACCTCCTGTAGTTTTTTGTTGAATTTTTTAAATACTGCATACTGTAAAGTCAGCGGTGTTTTATTGAAAAACTCAATCAAATCAGCATCTTTTTCAGTTAAGAGCACTCGCTTTCGTGCTTTTCTCTGTTTTTTGAGTTCTTTTACTTCTTCAAAAGTCAGCGGTTCTAAGTTCTCTTGCAATATCTCTCGTAGCAATATCTTAGCCACCGCACTGTGCGGTGGTTGTGCGTCAGTAAAAAGTGGTATAGATTTTTGCATCATGGTTATACCTCCTTAAGTTGTTTTCTTACTTCGTTGAAATTTTCAAATAACCAATCTAAATAATGCTTGTCTAAAATATACCTTTCAAAATAAACAAAAGCATATTTTCTGTAGTAATCATAAGACTTATTCAACATAGCATCAAACATATCTCTAATGATGGGCATAAGCTCATCTTTAGTTTTTCTTTCAAGTGGAATATCTAAGATTTCATAACCCAGCTCTTCTAATGCATGCAACCAGTCATCTATCTCTCTTATTCTATGTGCTAAACTTTCAGCGTAAAAAGTAAAAGGTCTAACTTCTCCGTTTCTTTCAATATAAAAGTCAAGAGTTTGACTATCACGCCAAAGCTTAACAATTTCATTATACTTTTCTGACTTCAAAATAACTACAAGTTCCAACATGACAACACCTCCTTAAGTTTTTATGTTATATTATACCACAAAAACAAGTTTTTGTCAAGAGGCACGGGCACCACACCCGTGCCTCAAAACTCATCAGTAAAAAGCTATACTCCAGTTATGATTTTTTATAAATTTTTCCACAATGGCTCCTATGTCCTCACCATCGCCAAACTCAATATAACTGTCTTTAGGAATAGTTATTTTACATAGTATTTCGTCTTTCTTTTCTATAACAACTTCAACCTCACCTGAGCTTTTTCTTTTTTCCGCTTCTACTACAACAAGCAGAAATGACCGTGAATCTAACTTATAAACATAACCATAATATTTGATGTTTGAAAGCTCCGCAATCCTAACAGCATTCGGTATTTCCCATATCAAATAATCTTTAGCATCGCCTACATAGTAGTGACAGTAACTGCTGTTTAACTTAAGTCTGTTAAAAGTAATACCGCTTATTTCCTTTTTCATGTTTCTCATGTTTCACACCTCCTTAAGTTTTATAATATTATACCATAAATTTAAGACTTTGTCAAGAGGCATAGGCATAACACCTATGCCTTATGCACCGTGTGGAGCTGAAAAGCGGGTGTTAGCCCGTTCCTGCAGTTTTGAATTCTGAAGTAAAACTCTCTCATGGCTTCACCACGTATAGCTAATATTTTAGCTATCAATAACCTTTAGCTATCAATAATCTATTACATCATTTATTTCTTTCACAAGCTTAGCAAACCTGACCTTTTCCAGTTCCTTTGTTATAAGGTAGTATCCAAGTTTATTGGAGTCTGTGATTATGTATTTGCCGTAGCCTCTCACAATGTAACCTCCTTTTTCAGAAGGACTAAACTCAAAGGGCTTCAGCGGAAGAACCACCCCAAGCACTCCCTTGTTCATTAGTAGCCTTGACGCCAAACCCGCCGTGTGAAAGCCTACTGCATTGCCATATTCGTGTGCCATTTTCAGTC